CTCATCCACTGCGGAACCAGCACCCGAACGAACTAAACCGGGAGTAAGTGTTTCGATTGCAGGAGGCGTAGTAGTCGTGCCAACTAACAACCTGCCGGAGCCGTCGATGCGGGCTGCTTCGAGGGCGCCAATGTTGGCAACAAAAGGTGCGGTAGACGCGTCAGACGTTAGCGTTGTTGTACCAGTGGCGCCAATAACAATCCTTTCAAGGGCGTTTGTCCTTAAAACAAATGGATGATTTGTAGTAGTACCAAATGAAATGCCGTTGCCAGAAACTACACCTTTATTGATTGACGCACGAACTAATGCATCTGGCCGCGCAAATGCGGCAATTTCTTCGACGGCTGTGCTGTTAGAACCAGAACGCACATCAAGAGTGGCGCCAGGTGTCCAAGTGCCAATACTTGTACCAATGCCAACGTTGCCTGCCGATGTAATCCTCATCCGCTCCGTTGGGCTACTCGCTCCATCTGCGGTTGTGCTCAGGACGATCCTGCCCGGCATGTCATTAAGGCCAGGAGTGCCATCTACTTCGGCGCGAATAAAAGCGGCGCGAATATAATTTGCTCCATCAGAGCCCGCCCATTGCAAGGTTCCCAGTACATTGCCAGAGCTGACAACTGTGTGTGAACCTACAGTTGTACTATTTGACCTAGTAAAAACATATGCGCCAGCGCCTCCAGAGGTTGTATTAAAGAATGAGTTAGATTGTATAGTTTCCGCAAAACTATTACCAGCCAAAGTTAGTTGTGCACTGCGTTGAGTGCCGGCTTCGCCATCAGGCACCGTAAGCGCACTGGTTGTCCCCACCAACAACCTGCCGGAGCTATCAATGCGGGCAAACTCACTCGACGGACCTTGAACAATTAAAGGGTGAATTGTTGCAGCAGCTTGAATTTCAAGGGCTCCGCCAGGGCTTGTCGTTCCAATGCCTACCCTTGCCCCTGCAGCACTTGAGTCGCCCTTGATAACCATTCGAGCGTCTAATGTATTGCTCGTATTGTTGTTTGTTCTAAATACAATATCCGACGTTCCACCTGCCGTTGTTAGTGCCGTCGCATCAATAGATGCATGAATTTTGGGACCGAAAGCTGAACCATCTTCGCTATAAAAACTAATTCTGCCCCATGGATTGGTTACAGACCAATCAGATGCAGCAGTCGTAGTTGCAATCCTTAGCTCAGTGGGAGTGGGTGTTGCACTGCCAGTGGACGAGGATAAATGCAATAAGGTGGCAGGACTTACGGTGCCAATGCCGATACGATCAGTCGAAGCGTCGACGAAGAACAAATTAGCGTTGGTGTCCCCTCCAACACGAAAATCGTAGTCCAGAGTATTACCGTTAATGACCAGTTCAGTTGCGTTAGCAATTACCCTTGGAGTACCGCCTACACCCGTTTGAATTTCTACAGAAGTAGGGCCTCTTAAAACCGTGCGGGCAGCGGCATCTATAAAAATGTCGTCACATCCAGAAAAAGTAAGGTTGTCACCAAATCCCGATGTACCGTGCGTAATAGAAGCATAGCTATTCCATCCAACCGAATAAAAATGTAAAGCTTCTGCCGCTGCTCCACCAAATACATCTCCGCCTCTACTAACAATAGCTACGCCGTGGTAAGTACTGGCATTTGGCGTAGGCGCTATACCGTCAAAATGGACATCGGCACCAACTGGAACAGTAGCAAGGGACTGAGTGCTTCCCGGTCCTATCCTTACAATGCCACTGTCTGTAATCGTAAACCTTGTAACGCCACTATTTGTGATAGCAATACTATTGGCCCCTGGAGAATAGACTCCAGTGTCGGAATCCCCGCTAAAACTAATTGATGGATTTGTAGTATTTCCAGTAGCATATATACCTGATGTAATTGTGGCAATACCACCTGTAATACTGCTAAAAGTACCAGTCGTAAAGTTCGCAGTTGTACCGGTTGTTGTTGTTCCGGTTAACGAAGTAAAATTACCATTCGTAAAGATTGCAGTTGTACCGCGCGACGTAGTGCCTGTTAATGACGTGAAAGTGCCTGTTGTAAAGATTGCAGTTGTACCGCGCGACGTAGTGCCTGTTAATGACGTGAAAGTGCCTGTTGTAAAGTTTGCAGTTGTGCCACGAGATGTTGTACCGGTTAATGACGTGAAAGTGCCTGTTGTAAAAATTGCCGTTGTACCGTTTGTTGTTGTTCCGGTTAACGAAGTAAAATTACCAGTCGTAAAGATTGCAGTTACGCCTGAAACTTCAGTTGTAAAGACGCCTGTTATTGCATTAATAGTTGTGCCACTGAGTGTTCCCGTGATTTGTACACCAGAGGCAAAGAAACCAGAACCAAGAACGTTTAAATCGCCGGATACAGTTGTATTTGTAAAAGATAAGTTAGTCGCTTGAAGGGTGTTAAAAACACCCGTCGTGGCATTGACCGTTGTTCCCGTAATGGTTGTACCACTAAGATTTGAAAAAACTCCAGACGTCCCCTGGACAGTATTACCTGTAACTGTGGCACCAGAAATACTTGTGGTAAAAACACCCGCAATGCCAGTAAGGTTTGTAAAAGAACCTGTATTACCAGTGACGGTTAAACCAGAAACAATTGTTGTAAAGGTACCAGTAATGCCAGTAACTGTTGTAAAGTTTGCGTTGTTTCCTGTAACTGTATTCCCGCTGAGAGAACTACTAAAAATACCAGAACCACCATTGATAATGGTAAATAAACCCGAAGTACCCGTAACAGTCAGGCCAGATATATTGCTGGTAAAAACACCAGATGCGCCAGTAACAAATGTTGCGTTGACATTGTCTCCGGTAATAGTTGCACCTGAAAGCTGCGTTGTGTAAACTCCAGAGACGCCTGAAATTGTTCCGTACTTTCCAGTGTTTCCGGTAATAGTTAATCCCGACAGGATTTCAGTAAAAACCCCTGAGATACCGGTAACGTTTCCAAAAGAACCTGTATTGCCGGTAACGGTTGCACCAGAAACTCTGGTTGTGAATACGCCTGATACGCCAGTGATGTTTGAAAAACGTCCTGTATTACCAGTGATAGTTGCACCTGAAAGCTGCGTTGTATAAACCCCGGAAACACCTGTATAAGTTGTAAAGCGAGCTGTTGTTCCTGTAACAGTTCCGCCTGAAAGTGTTCCAGTAATTTGCACACCGGATGCAAATTGTGCTATACCCGTAACGGTCAATCCGCTTGCAACGGAAAGATTACCAGAAATATTAAGAACTGGGGTGGAAAGAGATTGAAATGTACCAGTTGTTGCGTTGACCGTCCCACCAGTAATTGTTGTGCCACTTAAAGAAGTAAAGACGCCACTGGTTGCAGATATAGTATTCCCCGTGATTGTTGCGCCAGACAGGGTTTGATACACACCACTGGTAAACAACCCTGATGTGCCTGTTACAGTTGTTGCTGTTACGGTAACTGCGTTAAGAGTTGTGCCCTGAAGCGCATTGCCAGTAATCGTAGCTCCGCTGATAGTACCACTAACTGTTGCATTGTTTTGTACAACAATGCCACTGAAGGTACTAGCACCAGTTGTTGTTAAGGTATTGAATGCACTGGCGCCAGAAACGGACAAATTTCCAGTGATGGCAAAATTTCCGCTGATAGTCGCTCCACTGATATTTGCGTAGTATTGATTTAAGTAAGAGCGAAATTCTGTGAACGTAAGCTTTTTGTTGCGCAGTGTTGGGTCGACCTCAAAAACGTGAACCAGACTAAGAAGGTCCTGGTCAACGATATCAATTCCGCTGATAGCAGGAAATTCTGAAATCTTACGGTTTGCCACCTACTGTACTGCGCAATTCTTTCACTAATTATAAGTCTTCCTGCTTAACGCATTTTAATTTCAACACGGGGCAAAATATTAGATAACCCATTCCAGGTCAATTGAATTCCTGTTACAATTCCGCAAGAAAGCAAAAGGACTAAAAGGACTTCTGCCACAGTCAGGTTACGACGTAAGTAAATAACTTGCGGCGGTTGAGGCGGTTGTTGTTGCTGTTGCAAAGCAGCCTGCTGAGCAATGGTTTGCTGAATGGCAAGTTCCCTGGCACGAGCCTTCAATTCAGTCAATTGTTCAGGCGTAATTTGACCTTCCATTTTTGGAGGCATCGCCATTGGCGGTTGACTAGCAGGAATTTGTTCTTCCATGGTCACAAATTGTTTTCTCACAGATTAGCATCTAAACAAAGCGTGTGAAGGTATGCAGTACGGACTTCGTAAAAGTTTGGAGGACATTGCGTGTGAACTAAAAGGAATCAAGAATATCCTTGGTTCCATGTGGCACTCCCGTTATTCCAACGGAGAAACTGACGTCTTAAGTCCCCAGGCTTTTGCTGATGAGTACATCTCGACAGAAGAATGCGGCAGACGCCTTGGCGTTTCGGATCAAACCATCCGTAACTGGATGTCCATTGGCAGGAAACAACCTGGAAAGGGCTGGGTAGAAGGCATCCATTATGTCAATGTTTCCCCTGATCCTAAAAAGAAGGCAGTCCTGCGGATCCCGTGGAATCAACTGATTCAATCCTTTTCTAAAAATCCAGAGGTTTTGACGGTTGATCTTAATCCTCAACGTCAAGATCGTAAACCAATGTACCAAAAAGCGTGGGAGCCGACTGAGAATGGCGCACCGTTTTAGTGGTATTGATCTCAATGCAGTGACCGTAGAGAATCACGGGGAACTGCTTCCTGAATCCTTGGTTAGGCAAGTGGAGATGTTCTTGCCGCCCAGTGGGTCTTTTGATGACGGGTGCTTACGCCGTTACTTGGAAAACTTAAAAAATTATGAAGAGGAAGACGCTAATTCTGGTATGACCCTTGCCAACAGATTGCGCCTTGCCTTCTGTGATCTGCAAGCGGATACGATCTGCGGCAAATTCCCCCAGGCTGAATTGCCACTCAAGAGAAGGCTCCGTTGTGTTGCCGAGTATTTGATCCGCTCTGGAGAATTTGATAAGGTAAGGGATGACCTTGGTAAACTCGTCAAGAAACGCGGTGTGCTTGGCAAGTTAGTTGTCATGTACCAACCAACGCCAAAGCTTTTAGAATCTTTAAACCGACAAGGATTGTTGCAGAAATGAACCGACGTGAAAAATTAATTGCTTCTGTGATTGGTCCAGAGATGGACGAAACAAAAGCCAGGATGCTCGACGCAACAGTCAAGTTAATGCTTGGTGATATGGGCGAGTACTACGTCAAGATGTGGGAAGCAGAAGGCCCTGGTGTGATGTGTTTTCAACCTACGGCTGAACGCACGATGTTCTTCTTGACACTCAAAGAACTACATGCGGCTCAAGAAGAGGAAGAACGCAACAACAATGGTGATCTTGCTGAAACTTTTAGGCGCATTTTATCTGCCGCTCAAAAGATTGACCCCCAGGAAAAAGCTGGGTATTTGATCAATGATGGCGCTGGTATTCGCTACTGCGAAGTGGACTATAACAAAGTGTCAGCGCAATGAGCAATGAAGGTCTTCAACGTACATCCAACCGACGAGAAGGCATTGAGCTAATCACAAGTTCAGATCTGATCATTGCTGCAAACGAACTGATGGGTGGCATCACACTAGACGTCGCCAGTTCCAAAGTCGCAAATGAGTATGTCGGTGCCGAAAACTTTTACACACCAGCGGATGATGGGCTGAATGCACAACAGTGGTACGGCAAGGCTTACTTGTTTCCACCAGCGGGCATGTACTTCTGGGATAAGAAGAATGGACGCTGGAAAAAAACAAGGGCTTCTGCGGTGTCGTTGACATCGTCCCATGCCGTATGGTTTCGGCGGATGTACCATGCCTGGATCTCTGGTGAAATAGAGCAAGGTCTATATTTCAGCAACTGTCCTGACATGATTCGTTACGAGCCTAAAATCTTTAGCTTTCCGATGTGCATCTTGCGTACACGACCCGTGTTGCAGGAGTATGACGGAAAGAAGTTTTCGCGCCGCCAGACGTGCACTTCTTTTGTCGTCTACTTACCCCCCACCGATTTAACGGATGACGCTACCCAGCGTTTTAAGGATATCTACGAAGATCGTGGGCATATTCTCATCTGATCTCTGTATACTGAAGGACGATTACAAGGATCTATGAGCGTCCTGGCCGATTGGGAAATCAAAAAACTTGCTGAAGAAGAGGAGATGATCGCTCCTTTTGTTGATCACCTGGTCAGCAAAGAAGATGGTCGCAAGCTCCTGAGCTACGGTCTCAGCTCATACGGCTACGACATTCGTCTATCCCCTTCCCAATGCCTGATTTTTGGCAAGGTACAAGCTGGGGATTGTGATCCAAAGGACTTTGATCCTGATATTCTGAAGCCTGCTGATCTCCTGGAGGATGAGCGGGGTCAATACTTCTTGCTGCCTCCGTACGGATACTGCCTTGGTGTTGCGCAAGAACGACTAAAGCTTCCCAGGGATATCACTGTCGTGGCAGTAGGTAAATCAACTTATGCACGCTCAGGTATCCTGGTCAACATTACGCCTGCCGAAAGTGGATGGGAGGGTTACCTGACGCTGGAAATCAGTAATTGCACTGCACTCTTCAATCGCATCTATGCAAATGAAGGAATCACGCAACTGCTGTTCTATCGGGGCAACCCCTGTCATACCACGTATCAAGACCGGAAGGGCAAGTACCAAGACCAGCCTAATAATGTGGTCTTTTCTCAGGTTTAACCGAAGGGTTTACCAAACTGCTCTTTAGGTTTACGGGCGTAGCCAACGGAGCCGGCACGCCCACCTGAATCTCCTGCGGTTGCGCTCGTTGGTTCACGAACTAAAGCACGTTTCTGGTACTCACCAGCACTACGGGCAGCTCGCATAAATTTAGCAACTCGATTTTGATTGCTGTTGACAGAAGCCGCTGCACGCCTATCACCAGCATCTACTCGACGCATGTCTGTGTCATAGGCCTGCTCAGGACGCAAGTCTGAGACTTCAGCTCCAGAGGTACCAGAGTTGATACCTGGGTCGTATGTAGGTCTAAATCTGTTGGCCATATTAACATTGTAGAAGCAGTGAATCAATTAATCCCGTGATGCATTCCGCCGCAAGCTTCCTCGACGCATTTGTGCAGGATGAAGTCAAATGTCGTTGTTTAGATGAAGAAGATTTTGGTGCACCCCTGGACAACACAGAGAACGACGTTCCGCTGTACGATATGTACAATCGCGGTTTAGTTGCATGCGAACAGGGTCTCGAAAGGAATCCGTTGAATCTCGAGGGGGCACGTCCTGGAATGACGGGCTACATCCCTTCGATGGAACAGGGCTTGGCAATGGGAGCCTCACCGAAGCCCAAGGCTCTAGTACTGGAGCTGGAGGAACCGGACGAGGAGGAGCAGATGCTGTCCGCAAAACGTCGTGGTTTGATCCGATAAAAGTTGATCCTGTACCAGAGAACCAGCCTGCGATGGAATGTAAGGATGGCGTCTGCCCGGTACCTTGGGCAGTTAAAGAAGAAGCTCCTGTTGTGCTCCCGGATGTAGTAAACCACCCTCCGCATTACACGGAGGGCGAGATTGAATGTATTGAAGCGATTGAAGCCGGTTTAACGCTGGAAGAATTTCGTGGTTACTGCAAGGGTAACGTGATGAAATATAACTGGCGGGAGCGCCATAAAGGCGGAACCGAATCCCTGAAAAAAGCGCTGTGGTATCTGGAGCGCCTTATTCAACTTGATGAAGCTCAGAAGGGCTGAAGCTCATCTTCATCATCGTCGTACTCGTCGTCATCCATACAGGCGGCGGCGAGTTCGGCTAATTCCAGATCGGTGGGATGATCCCAGTCGATCTCAATGTTCTCGGACGCCATGATGTCTTTGATGGCGTGCCATTCCATCATGCGTTGATGGTAGAGGCTGAGCAGGGCGTAACGCAGTTCCTCCCAAGTCATCTCTTGGGATTGAAGCTCTGCTTTACGCATGGAAAACTGGAGTTCCAGGGGGAGTTCAAATTCCCGTGGCTCAACTGAACGCTCCATTCCACTCTGCATTTGCTCGTTGCAATTATTCTAATCCTAGCTAGTGAATAGCAAATCAAGTTCCTGGTCTGGGAAATCGCCCCACTTGTTTTCATTCACACGAAAGGCATTGGCAAACTCTGACAGGATGTAAGGACTGATGCGTTCTTCCAGTTGACGAACTGCACGTACCTCATGGGGAGCAGCACTGTAGTTGCGGAAGGCTGTCAGAAGCACTTCAGTGGAGGACCAGGGATTGGCATCGACCTCTTGGAGGAACAAGTTAATCTCTTCCCTGCGGCGATCCAGAAGGCCACCAATGACGTTGTGCTCCTCATCACAGATCCAATGGCCCATCTCTTGCGTAGCACCACAGAAGTCTTCCGCTTCAATGCGGTCGATGACGTGGCTGTACAGGAAAGGATCCCAGCCGACCGAATGGATGAATGAGATTAGGGCCTGGCGCATGCTGTTGTCCAGGCCAAGGTTGAGCTTGGCTAGCTGGTTATCAATGACATTGATCTCGTGGAAGAGGTATTCAAGGGCCTTCTCACGAGTACAGCATTGGCCACGCTTGACGGGAGAACCATCGGGATAGAACTGAGTTCCAAACCCGATGGTGTAGGGATCTTGACCAGTTGTCGGATCTGGGTATGCTTTTTCGCTATACCCTTCGTATTTACGGATTAAATTAACCGCATGCGAAAGATCCGACATAGGAGTACAACAAGTACTCCTAATATACATAACTTTTACTTGCCTTGACCACGAGAAAGCTTGCGCCCGTGATTAGGGCGCGAATGCTTGCCGTCACCTTGACGTGTTTTCTTGGGCTTGGATTCGATTTGGATGACGGTGGACTTGGGTTTTGCCATGCTGGTAGAGAAGCGGCCTACACAGCTTAGCGCTTGCTTCCCTGTCCTGCACCAATTGCATTTTGAATCTGACCTAGCTGAATCATTCCTTGTATAGCTTGTTCACTCCCTGGAGGAGCTGTCCCAATAGTACGCAGTGCATTTTCTAGCGCTTTGCGCTGTGCGGGCGTGATGTTTTCATATCCAGGGCCAAGACTTAATCTTGTTTGTGGAGTAAGTAACTCATCAAATTCTATGTATTTACCTGCTAATTCCATCACCACTTCACCTTATGCGCCCAGTACCTTGCTGACATTTTGTCAGGGTTAGGATCCTGGGCGTCATGTCTAGCGTAATACGATTTCTTACGCGCTTTGTCTTTGGCGGTTTGAGGATTTTTACCTGCGCCTTCTACGCCTTGCTGACCAAAACGAATGATTTTCTCTTCTCCTCCTTCGCAGGCTTTGACCACATGAGATTTAGTCTTGTGTCCAGGGGTGCGTTGTGGCTTGTTACAAGGCATTGAATCCTTTGCAATCTTGGAGGCTTTTGCTGCTTTTTTATGTTTATCTGACATGTGTTATCAACTGAAGAAAGAACCAAAGCTACCAAGGAAATCTTGAGCAGACGGAAGCCTGCTAGATGTTGTACTGTTACTTCCTATTTTAAAGTATGAGGGCGCACCTTCATCCTTTTCATCGGTAAAGATACTGAAATAACTTTTCTTCGTAGGTAGCTCAGGTTTTTTTGCACTGCTGTCCTCAAACATGTTACCAATAGATGCCATAGCTGCAAATGGATCGGACATATCAGGCATGGAGAAGCCAAACAAACCTTGCATCCCTCCTTTGGTAGATACTGTACCGTCTACTTTGCCAAGATTTTTGTCTTCATCTGTAGCATCAGGAAAGAAATCACGATAGAACTCGGATTCTGTTCCGGTGTAACCGGCTTTTTTAAAAATACCAAAGAGTGCTGTACCGCCGGCAGGGGCTCTTGGTTTTTCATCTGTATCTCGTTGAATGTAACCAGCTCCCAATTCCTCCTGTGTTGGTTTAATTTGTTGCTCATTAAGTAGACGAATCTTTTCTCGTATTTCAGAAGCAGGTTCTGTCCTTAAAAATTCAGAAAGATAAGATTTAACTTGTTCAG